GCAACACCTTGGTTTATAGTATTAGCAGGGCCATCAAATGCGTGCCCAGTCTTATCCTTCTGCAGAGCATCACTAGTAGGCCCTTTGGGGTCGGGTGCTAACATTTCAGCAACCCCTGACATTATTAAACTCATACCTACATTAGCAACAATACTGCCCATAGTAGTTAAAGCCCCTGTAGAATCTACCCCATATTGGTAGGCTAAATATATCATAATAGCCCCTACAATTATCTTTCCGATTTTAGACTTTGCCCCTAATACTACAGGTATTATTTTTATATCCCCCTTACCAAAAGGTTCAAGTATCTCTGCATTACTATCTATGTATCTGTCCCCAGTTACTACTTTATAGCCTACCCCTCTCTTTTCGGAGTTCAGTAAAAATCTTTTAAAACCCGCATTATTAGCACACAAGGCTCTTATCGCTTCCGCGGGTGAGGTCACATCTAAGTTCCAGTCTTTACCGTACTTATCCGCTAGTTCGCCATATAACTTTACCTTCTTTAACATAGTGATTTGTGCCTTAAATGATGCGTAGTATGCTTCCTCCAGTACCCCCCGTAAAGTTCCTTATTAGAGAGCCTACCGTGTACATGATGTAAAATTTTATCTTCGCCAACAAAAACTGCGGCATGGTTTGGTACAGGTGAAACTAATTTTATTAAAAAGACATCATATTTTCTAATATCTGTTTCATCAAGTATACGTACAAAACCTTGTTCTTCATAGTTTTCTAAATATCGGTTCTCTCCTTTGTCCCACCAGCCATCTGTACCACTGTAACAAGTAAAATCGATATTTAGTTCTTTTTTAAAATAATCTTTAAGTAAAGTACAACAATCTAAAACTCCATAACTAAAGCTTCTTCCTAAGATAGGAGCTTCGTACCCCTCAGGCTCCCAGCTGCATAGTCTATTTCCAGGCCAGCTCAATATGTGCCAAGGCTTATTAGTAGCTTCGCAACTTACTTTATCTACCTCAGAAGGTTCGCACCCATCATTAGGATGAGAGTGGCAAATACCTAAAATTGATCCTGTATCTTCTGCTTCTGCATAGCTTAAGGGATCTAGTATAAAATGCTCTTCCGGATGCTCTGCTATATTTCTAGTAGGGAAGTACCTTTCTTTCTTCCCTACTCCTAGTACAAACCCACAGGCTTCCCTAGGAAATTCACTTTTAGTATGTTCTCTAAAGTCCTCTAATGTCTTCTCATTCATCGTACGGAGCCCATCTTGACTCCAGCTCCTGGGAATCCCCCAAAAGGACTCTCCACAGTTTCAGGGAATCGTAATTCACAAGAAGTAAATGTTTTAGAACATACATCATCAGCAGAGGAAGAAACAGAATTATTATTAGTATCCCAGTAACTAGACCCAGCGTACCCACACTCTACTCCCTTATACTTCCAAGGACATGAGTTAGAAACTACTACCCTAGAGGGTAGTTTAACTCCATGTACATCAAAAGCTGCGGTTAATTCAAACTGCACATGAGTATTAGCTTCTACAGACTTACGGTCTATAAACCATATTTCATCTGAAAAGTGAGCAGTATCATCAGCTAAAGCACTGGCGTACCAAATTCCTGGGCCATCTGCTGCTTCACAAGTTGACTGGTTATACACAGTCCAAGTTCCTGCAGACCCATTTTTGTTAGCATCTAAACAGTCTGATTTGCTCAAACTGGGGTCTGCCCCCGACTCCCCCGTGCATACGCCCCCTACAGGGTACCCGCTAGTGTAACAATAAGAGTCTAAGTACTTAGCAAAAGTTCTCTTTCTAGTTACTTTTGCTCCGATTAAGTCCTCATAGCTAGTCATAACCCCAGATAACAAAGACGTAATATTAGCTACAGTAAGCGTAGGTCTAGGAAGTGCCCCATTCGCACTAAATTCAAAACCTGTGGCTTCAATAGGCAGCGCGGCATACTTATTGCCTTGCCATACTATTTCCTGCATAGTTGCATCATACCCCGCAGTCCAACGAAATATATCAGATGAATCAGGTGCAAGCCCTGTAGACATATCTAATTCATATAAGTCTACTAACTCTCCAGGCTCTAATCCATTAATATCACTGATTATTTTATTTGACATACTTGTCTCCTATGGTTCTATTACTTGTCTAAATGTTGCAGTTACTGTTCTAACCCCTGTTAGGTTGTCTACTACCCCCCACTTATCGCATACATACTTCTTATACGGGTATATAGTGTACGTTTCAGCACTTGATAAAATATCTGCAGAAAGTGATAGTTGTGTAGCACTATCTATAGCAGTTACTGTAGCAGTAGTTCCCCCAGAGTCTGTGACAGTAGTATTTAAATACTTACTAGTGAAGTATTGAGAAGTATCTACTAGTTTCTTAGTAGTAGCACTAGTAGTAGTACTAGCTATATCATACCCAGTTGGGTACCAATCAAAAGCACTAACGGCTCCTTGGTCCTCTAAGAACTTCATTATCTTATTTGACTCTGCTGCAGTTCTGTTCTTCCAGGTTAAATTCCACTGTTCTAGTCTAGTATTTATACCGGAGGCTACACGTTGCTCATAGCCATCTCCGTAGGCGGCCTTCAAAACTCTAGGCTTGTTCTCTACTTTTTGCCCTCTATCCGGGTTAATATTTACTTCTGTGTTAAAATTTGCCATAATTTAGTATTCGCTAAGAATTCCTCCAGGTCTCTGTTGTATAACAAGTTCGGTTTGAATAGCCTGAGTCATTAGTATTCCTAAAGACTCGGCTTGTTTAGCTTCCATTCCCCCATTATCTCCTGAGGTTTCTGAAGTTGCTTCTCCATCACTATTTACTGTTACGTTAATCTCAAAGTTATTAGTGTTGTTAGTAAGCTTCTTACCTGTATCTCCAATAACTGGGATAGAACGCCCATCAGGTAAAGGAACAATAGCTTCGTTGCTTTTACCTTCTCCAATCAATCCTAGAGTGGGTTTACTTACGATGCCTCCATTAGCAAATGCTTTGAAGCCTCCCTTAAATACTGCACCATTAGCTGCTGCTGTGCCTCCAGAGAACATTCCTCCAATCCCTGACATAATAGCACTAGATAATCCGCTTGCGGCTGCCCCCATTGCAGAGTTAGCCATCATACCTACAAAGTTTAGACCCATGCTTTTAACATTCATCTCACCGGAAGTAATTAAATCCCTAAAGCCGCTGTTTAGTGTGGAGCCCAAAGATTGTTCCATATTAAGGATTGCACCAGTAGTTTTATCGCTTCCTGCGTTACCTACAGTATTCCAATCGATATCAGTGCCCCATTCGCTACTGTTTAGGTCTCCGACTCCGTCTTTATCCCACATTGTCCCATCACCAAAGTCTACTTGACTGCCCCCATCCGAGAACCCAAATCCAGAGTCCCCTTGAGCATTAGACTTCATAGCCTCTGGGTTTTTAACAACTACTGCAAGTCCTTTACCTTCGCCTTTAGCTTTAGCGTCTGCTTGTGCTTGGTCAGCTTGCTTCTCTACCTCAGTTTTAGTAGTGTTTAGTACAAGTGCTTCTAATTTAGTATTAGTTACTTCAGCTTTAAGGTTCATCTCAGCTAACTTATCTGCAACTGAAGTGTCTCCTGTCTGTCTACTCGCTTCTTGCCATGCGCTATCTGAGTCTGTAATTTCTGATCTATTCCATCTAGCTTCTGTGTAAGCCTTTAATTGCTCCCACCAGTCTCCAAATGCCTTTTCTGTAAACCCGTCGTCTGCAATTTGGTACCCTGCAGTACCTATAGCCGCTAATGTAACCTGCGGAATCATTGCTATTTTATCTAGTAACTCTGGCGTACCCTTTGGAGTATTATCAAATGCTCCATAACCAAATTTGGTCATAGAAGCACCTTTGGCTTTACCAAAGTTAGGATCTGCTATACCTGTAGTCTTTCTATTATTATAATAGTCAGCACTTAGCTCATTATCCAACTTTCCGTAGTCTTTTATTGCACTAGGTAAAGACCCGTCTTTTGGAGTAATCCATTCTCTAAAGGAATCTCTTATTTGCTCTAATAAAGGTACTGCGTGGTGGTCATGTACGGAGTGTGATTTACCTGACTTAGATATATCATTTGCTTTTTGTGCAGCATCGGCTGCTTGTTTAGCTTCGGAGTTTAGCCTGCTGTTCCAGTCTAAAATTTTATCCCACCAAGATTTTTCTTCTTCCGCTACTTTAGG